CTACAACAAGGCGATCGCCGATGAGGTTGGCGCCAAGCTGAAGCGCAACGGGCATGACGACTGGAAGCAGGTTGGCGCCGCGACAGCGCACGCGATGGGTTGGGGCCTTGTGCGCTTCGCCTTCCGCAACCCGAAGGTCGATGCCAACAAGGTGCGCGACATCGTGCGCACGATCGTCGATGGCTGCGACGCGGATGGCCGCCCCTCGCCGTACGGCGACGCGATCCCGACGTGGGTGCTGCGCCAGTACGGCGCGCAGGTGATGCAGCTGGTGTCGCTCGGCAAGCAGGCCGGCGTTGGCTTCTTCGACGACATGCCGATCGGCTCGGTGCAGGTGTGGTCCGATCTGGCCGACCACTATGACGTCAACGGTCTGGAGGAGACTGACGCCATGGAGGCGGTGATCTCCGCCGCGCAGGTGCTCTACAAGATCTCGCTCCAGCTCACCAGCATCGTCGATTTCGACGACATGGTGCTGTTCCCGCTGGTGAAGAACCTGCGCGTGAAGTTCACGCGCGACGTGATCTTCGTTGACGAGGCGCAGGACATCTCGCGCGCGCGCTTCGCGCTGGTGCGCAAGTTCGTCTCGCCGGGCGGCTTCCTGCACATCATCGGCGACGACCGGCAGGCGATCTATGGCTTCAGCGGCGCCGACACAAACGCGATGCCGAACATGATCGAGGCGCTCGGCGCCGAGGAATTCCCGCTCACCGTCACGTTCCGCTGCCCCAAGGCGGTCGTGGCGCTGGCGCAGACGATCGTGCCCGACTACGAGGCCGCGCCCGAGGCGCCGGAGGGCGAGGTGCTGCGCGTCGAGGACTTCCCGGCTGACCTCGCGCCGGGCGACGCGATCCTCTGCCGCAACACGGCGCCGCTGGTTTCGACCGCCTACGCGCTGATCCGCGCCGGCAAGGCGTGCAAGGTCGAGGGGCGCTCGATCGGCATCGGTCTTGCCAAGCTGGCGCGGCGCTGGAAGGTCGAGCTGGTCGAGGACCTGCTGGTGCGGCTCGAAGACTACGAGGCGCGCGAGACGCAGAAGGCGCTGGCCAAGGGCAGCGAGCAGAAGGCGCAGGAGATCACCGACAAGTGCGCCACGCTGCGCGAGATCTGCACCGCCGTGCAGATGCAAGGCAAGCAGACGGTCGAGGACGTGGTGGCATTCATCGAGAACCTGTTCGGCGACGATGTCGGCACCAACGTGATCGTGCTGGCCACCTATCACCGCTCGAAAGGGCGCGAGTGGCAGCGCGTGCTGCTGCTGGAGCATGCGGCGCGCTGCCCGTCCAAGTCAGCCCGGCTGCCGTGGCAGCAGCTGCAAGAACGCAACCTCGCCTACGTGGCCATCACGCGCGCGATGAGCACGCTGGTGTTCGTTCGCTGAGCCCGGACAGGGGGAGGCGCCAGCGTCTCCCCTCTGTCCAGAAAATGGATAATCGCGCAGTCAACAAATCAGGAACCAACGGAGAACCATGATGAAAACCGCATTTGTCAAGGCCAAGGGCATGTACAAGGCTGGCCAGCTCACGCGTGAGCAGTGGCTGAACAGGTTTATCCATGCGGCGCGCGCCGCGTTCGCCTTCAATGGCAAGCCCTTGCCGCCGAACGTGCGCGCCGCGATCTGCCCGCCGCACCGCAAGATGCAGGCGATTGGCCTGTGCTGGACGGGCAACGTGACCGAGGACAAGGGGCGCGAGATCTGGATCACGTCAGCCGAGACGGACCCGGTGCGCGTCGCTGGCATCCTGGTGCATGAGCTTTGTCATGCCGCGCTGCCGCACGAGGTGAAGCACGGCAAGGAGTTCCGCGCGCTGGCGACCGCGCTCGGGCTCGAAGGCAAGATGACGGCCACCACCGAGGGCGAGCGCTTCCGCACCATCTGGCAGGAGCTGATCGAGAAGCTCGGTCCCCTCCCGACCGGGCGCTATGTGCATGGCCACGCGGTGGATTTCCGTGTGCAGAAGACACCGAGGATGACCAACATGGCGTGCCCGCAGTGCGGCTTCGTGGCGAAGGTGCGGATCGACCAGATGGACGCCGGTCGCCTGCGCTGTCCCAAGCATGGCGTGGAGCTGCTGCGACCGCAGGAGAGGGAGGGGTGACGTAACAGGACCTACTCATGCGAGCAAAGTCAAAAGTCAGCACTTCTGACCAAAAACCACCGCTGCCAAATAAATTGGTGGGGGGGGGGTTAAGAGAGAGAGAGAAAAAGCGTACCGGGGGTTTTTCGTCACGTGACCTGACTTTAGACTTTTCCCTTCGTTGAATTTCCAGCGTTTTTCCAGTTCCCCCACCTTCCCCTGAGCCGGAAGGTGGGGTAGTTTTTTCGTGCGTTAAATTTGGAGGATCAAAATGAGGACTGAACGAAACCTTGCCACCTACGTGTTCGGACACCTGTTGGAGAGCGAGCTTCCCGCGAAAAACCTGAAATCGGCCGCATCTCGAAGGCGCTGGGTGTCGAAGATCGAGCCCTCGCTGGGCTCGACGCATGGCGCGGCTGACGCGCTCGCCATGAACCGCTTCACCCGGGAGACGATCGCGGTCGAGTTCAAGATGGCGAAGCTGATCTCCCTCAATGGGTCAAACGCGCGCAAGTATGTGGCGCGTCCGGACCTGTCATCCGGCGAAGACGTGCCCGTCTATCAGCTGTCAACGGAAGGCCGCGTGCTGCGCCCGTCGCGCATTCGCCCGTCGCAAATTGCTTGGCACGATGAGTTGCAACGCGCTGGTGGCAAGTCGCGCATGATCTTCGGTGTGCGTGATGATGATGGCCGCGCGCAGTGGGAGGTCTGGTTCACCGATGACTGCTCGGCTGAATTCCTGCGCCACTGGTCGAGTGGCTTCGAGCTGAGCGATCTCACACGGATCGCGACTGCTGGCATCTTCAGCCTGACGATGTGGGACACTGGCGCATTCGGCCCGAGCTTGGTAAGCGTGCCAGATCAGAAACGGCATGAGCACGCACGTGGGCAAAGCGAACCGCACGTCGTTCAAGAAGGGTGAGGTCCGCAATCCAAAGGGCAGGCCACCGGGACCTACTGCGCCGACGTTGTTGCTGAAGGAAGCGTTCCTGCGCGCTGCGAACAGCGCAGGTGGTGGAGGCGATAACGGCCTGCATAATTATTTACAGGCCGTTGCTCTTTCACATCCGCAGGTGTTCGTGCCTGCGCTCGCGAAGATCATTCCGCTGCAAGTCGATGTGAACGCGGCCGACAAGAAGATCGTTGTCGAAGTGATCCGCCGCTTCGAGCCGCTGCCGTTGACGATCGAGCATAAAGGCCTTGCCAATGGCAACGGCAAGGACAATGGGCATGGTTGATGCGCATTTGGCCGGTCACCAACAAGATGATCGAGGAGGAAGAGCGCGGTCCTCACATCGTCATGTTCGGTGACCCTTGGCACGGTTTTCACTTCTATGGTCCATTCGCCAATCGCCGCGATGCGCTCAGGTGGTCCGAGCGCGTCTTCGATGGCGCGCCTGATCACTGGCACCTGATCCCACTGGAGCCGCCAAATGTCGAGCGACCCGACAGGGCGGCTGCCGAATAACTGGCGCCCGCGCTCGTATCAGGAGCCGCTGTTCTATCATCTCATCGATGGCGGCAAGCGCGCGATGGCGATCTGGCATCGTCGCGCAGGCAAGGACGATGTTGCGCTCCACTTCGCCGCGTGCGCGGCGCATGAGCGCATCGGAAATTATTGGCACTGCCTTCCGGAATACGAGCAAGGTCGCAAGGCGATCTGGACCGCAGTCAACGCGCACACTGGCGTGCGCCGCATCGACGAGGCGTTCCCGAAGTATCTGCGCGCCAACACCAACGACAATGAGATGTTCATTCGCTTCCACAATGGCTCGACGTGGCAGGTCGTTGGCAGCGATCGATATGACAGCACTGTCGGCTCGGCTGTCGCCGGCATCACGTACAGTGAGTGGGCGCTCTCGCATCCCGGTGCATGGGGCTATCACCGCCCGATCCTCGAAGAGAACAACGGCTACGCGCTCTTCATCACGACGCCACGCGGACGTAACCATGCGAAGACGATGTACGACATGGCGATCCAGAACCCGCGCTGGTTCGTCTCGCTGCTCACCGCGCACGACACTGGTGCGCTCTCGCAGGAGCAGCTTGACGAGACGCTCACGGAGTACACATCGCTGTTCGGACGCGACGTCGGCAAGGCGCAGTTCGAGCAGGAATACGAATGCAACTTCAACGCCGCGATCCTTGGCGCCTACTTCGCGCTTGAGATGATGGACGTGCGCCGCCAGCGCCGCATCATCGATGAGGAGGCCGATCCCGATCTCCCGGTGCATCGTGCGTGGGACATCGGCGTGCGTGACGACACCGCGATCTGGTTCTTCCAGATGCGCGGTGCGCAGATCCTCTACCTCGATGTCTACGGTGCGAGCACGGTTGGCGTCGAGCACTATGCCGGCGTGATCGAGCAGAAGCGCGCACTGCATGGCTGGCAGGACGGCAACGACTACGTGCCGCACGACGCCAAGGTGAAGGAGTGGGGCTCGGGCCGGACGCGCGTCGAGAGCATGAAAGACAACGGGCTCAACCCGATCCTCGTGCCCAACCTGAGCAAGCTCGACGGCATCGAGGCGGCGCGGCGCACACTGCCGCTCGCCATCTTCCACCCGCGCTGCGAGGAGATCGGCGTCGCCGCGCTCGAACAGTATTGCCGCGAGTGGGACGCCGAGCTGAAGGCCTTCAAGCAGGAGGAAAAGCGTGACTGGACGACGCACTATGCCGATGCCTTCCGCTACAGTGCTCTGGCGTGGAAGATGCTCCCGGTGATAAAGGTGCAGCAGCGACTGCCATCCGGCTGGATCATCCCGCCGCCCGACGAGGCGCTGGTCCGCAGGCCGGGGAGGATACAGCTATGAGCGACAGCAATCCTTCCTTTGCGTTCGTGGCCAACGGCATCCACCATATGCTGCACGGCATGTTCAAGGATGCGCCGTTCGAATTCCTGCTCGTGATCGCGCAGCCGGGCGACGACGACACTGTCCAGCTCAACACCATCACCGGCATCAAGAGCGCGGACAACCTGCGCACGATCGCGATGCATCTGATCGCGATGGCGGAGGGCATGAAGACTCCGCTCGACGACGACAACATAGAGGGGCACGCATGACGCAGTTGCATGAGAGCACGTTCGAGTATCTCAAGCCGAACGACGACCAGACCACCAACATGCAGATCTGCCGCGAGTCTGCCGCCGAGTATGCGCGCGTTCTGTCCGAGATCGTGCCGGATGGCGCCGACAAGACCTATGCGTTGCGCAAGCTGCGCGAGCTTGCGATGTGGGTGAACGTTGCGATCACGCGCAATGCGGATGGGAGCCCGCGCAATGGCGAAGGAGAAGACGAGCCCTCATAGGCCCGATCGATCGACCGACAAGACGATCGTCATCACCATCACGGTGCCGTCGAACGCCGTGATCGCGATCAGCACTGACAAGGTATCAGCCGAGTGCGCCGCCAACATCAAGCTCGGGGAGGAGTTTTGATGGTGCTCACCCCGCAGCTGATGCGCGCACGCGACAGGCTTGCATCATCGCGCTCGCAGCGGCGCAACATCGGCTGGAGCGAGGCGCTCGGCGAGCACAGCCAAGCGGTCAATTCGAGCGCGATCAGCCGCGTCGGCTACAACGAGCAGGACCAGACGCTGATGGTCACGTTCCTGCAAAGCGGGCGCACCTACACCTACTACGATGTGCCGATCTCGATCTACCATGCGCTCGCGCGCGCGGGCTCGCCCGGGCGCTACTTCAATTACAACGTCAAGGGTCGCTACAGCTACAGCTGAGGAGGATGCCATGTCGATCGGCTTGATCTTCTGGATCTTGATGCTGTTCTGGCTTGTCTTCGGGATGTGGACCAACTGGGCCAGCATCCACAGTGGCGACTATCGTCCGTTCGGCAACAACTTGCTGCTGTTCATCCTGTTGTTACTGCTCGGGTGGGCCGCGTTTGGAGCGCCGGTAAGAGGGTGACATGAAAGTTTCCGATCCGCGCAGCAAGACCAGCGACGAGGTCAACGTCTTCACCGAGCCGAAGAACGCCGAGACGTGGCTGGAGCTGCTGCGCGAGAGCGAGAAGGCGTTCGAGGCGTGGAACGAGGCGTGCGACAACATCGACAAGCAGTATGCCAACCTCGATCGGTTGCGCACCGAGACGCGCGATAGCCAGTTTCAGATGTTCTGGTCGAACATTCAGGTGCTCGGCCCGGTGATCTACGCGCGACCGCCGATCCCGGTGGTGGTGCCGAAGTTCAAGGATCGCCGGCCGGTCCCGCAGGCCGCAAGCGAGATGGCGGAGCGCTGCGCCAACGTGGCGTTCGATCTTTCCTACATCCATCCTGCGCTCAAGCTGGTGCGCGATGGCGTCTCGCTGCACGGTCGCGGCGTGCTCTGGTGCCGTCACGAGCGCGCCAAGAACAATCGCCCCGAGAAGGTCTGCATCGAGCACAAGGACCGGCGCGACTTCCTGCATTCGATCTGCCGCAACTGGAGCGAGGTCGAGTGGGTGGCAGCTGCGAGCTATCTGACGCGGCGCGAGGCGAAGAAGCGCTTCAAGAAGTATTCCAAGGACGCTTACGACCGGCTCGAATACAAGGTGCAGCGTGACGAGCGCGACGTCGGCGGCATGGACGATCGCGAGCGCGCCAAAATCTGGGAGATGTGGCACCGCACGCTCGGACTCGTGGTCTGGGTGAGCGAGGGATCGGAGGTGCTGCTCGACTACGCCGAGCCGCATCTCGATCTGCAAGGCTACTTTCCCTGCCCGCAGCCCGCCTACTCGACGGTGCAGCCGGGCTCGCTCATCCCGGTACCCGACGTCGAGTATTACCGCGATCAGCTGGAGGAGCTGAACTCGCTCACCGGGCGCATTCATGCGCTTGCCGAGGCGATCGAGGTGAAAGGCTTCTATCCTTCCGGTGGCCATGAGATCGCGGATGCGATCGAGAAGGCCATCAAGATGAAATCGTCGAGCCGCATCCTTGTGCCGGTCAACAATTGGGCGGCATTCGGCGGCAGCAAGGAGGTGATCATCTGGCTGCCGATCGAGGAAATCGCCAACACCGTGCTCTCGCTCGTCACGATCCGCAAGCAGGTGATCGACGACATCTATCAGATCGTCGGCCTCTCCGACATCATGCGCGGCTCGACCGATCCGGACGAGACGCTCGGCGCGCAGAAGATGAAGATGCAGTCCGGCGCCGTACGCATTCGCGACAAGCAAGGCGAGATGGCGCGCATCGCCAAGGACTGCGTGCAGATCGCGATCGAGATCATCACCGAGAAGTTCGAGGACGAGACGATCCTCGCGATGTCGCAGATGCAGCTGCCGCGCAAGTTCGAGATCCAGCAGCAGATCCAGATCATCACGCAGAACGCGCAGCGCCAGTTGATGCAGCTGCAGTCCAATCCGCAGATGATGCAGCAGGTGCAGCAGAACCCGCAGGCGCAGCAACAGGCGCAGCAGATGGTTCAGCAGGTGCAGGGCGAGATCAAGAAGCTCACCGAGAAGGCGACGGTCGAGGACGTGCTGGCGTTCCTGCGCGACAACCGCGCACGCTCGTTCACGCTCGACATTGAGACTGACAGCACGATCATGATCGATGAGCAGCAGGAGAAGGAGCAGCGCGGCGAGTTCGTTGCCGTGCTGTCCGGCCTGATCCAGCAGATCGGCGTGATGGTCACCACCATGCCGCCGACCGCGAAGTTCGGTGGCGATGTGCTCAAGTTCGCGATCGCGCCTTATCGCGCGGGCCGCGCGCTCGACAGCTCGATCGACGAGATGGTTGACCAGCTCAACCAGCTCGCCGCGTCCGGCCAGCTGCCGCAGGGTGGACAGCAGCAGACCGGCGAAGACCCGCAGGTGAAGCTGCAAGTCGAGCAGATGAAGTTGCAGCACGCCTCGCAGGAGAACGACAAGGACCGTCAGCTGCAAATGGCCGAGCTGATGGCGAAGGCGCGCAGCGAGCAGGAGAAGATCCGCAACGAGCGCGAGGTCGCAATGCTCGAATTCCAAGGCGCCGAGCGCGAGCGCGAGGCCAAGATCATCCAGATCCGCGCGCAGATGCAGCGCGACCGCGAGAAGGCCGCGCAGGACGCGCAGAAGAGCCAGCAGGATCTCGTGCTCAACACGCAGAAGGCGCAGATCCAGCAGCGCGGACAGATGGAGAAGAACGCCGCCGTGCGTCAGGGCATGAACATGAAGGCGCAGGACAGCGCGCTCAATCGCCAGCAGAAGCAGGCGCAGTTCAACCAGTCATCGCGCCAGAAGGACCAGCAGTTCGCGCAGTCCACGCAGCTGAAGGAAAAGCAGATGACGATGCCGCGACCGGGTGCGAGGTGAGCCATGCCGGTCGATGCCAGCTTCCTGATGGACCGGCTGATACGTGGTGGCATGCCGCGCATGCAGGCCGCAGCCGTCGTTGGCAACCTGCAACGCGAGAGCAGTCTCAACCCGGCGGCTTACAACGAGAAGGAAGGCGCCTATGGGCTGATGCAGTGGCGTGGTCCGCGCTGGCAGGCGTTGCAGCAGTTCGCCGCTGCGCAGGGCAAGCCGTGGACCGATCCCGGCGTGCAGGCCGATTTCATTGGGCACGAGCTGCGCACCACCGAGCGCGGCAACGCGCAGGACTTCTACAAGGCGCCGACCATCGACGCCGCGTCCGAGGCGTTCGGCAAGCGCGTCGTACGCTTCGGCGACAAGTCGCTCGGTGAGCGGCAGGCGCACGCACGCGCGCTCTATGGCGGAGATGCTGGCCAGCCCGTCTCCGAGCAGGCAGTCCCGTCCGACGTTTCACGTGAAACCTCCGCTCGCACGACGCGCGACGACCTTGCGCGGACCATCAGCCTTCAGCGCCCGCGTGGCATCAGGGGCGGTCTTCAATCGCTTGGCCAAAGCCTTGCCTTGGCCATTCCTCCTCGTTCCTCCGGGGCCTCCCCAGCGCCAACCGGAGGTGGGGCGGTTGCGGCGGACGGCTCGCAAGCCTTATCTCCGCCGCAGCCGCCGCAATTTCCGGGCGGAGCTGTCCCCATTCCCACTGCCCGTCCGGCGACGGCGCCGGGTCCGCTGACCACGGGCCCGGACGCTGCCTCCTTGCTGCCGGGCGCCAAGATGGGAGCGCTCGCCGACCTTTCCGCCTACGAGGACGGGGACTGGTATGGGTGACCCGCGCGACGAGCTGACCGAGCTGGAGCTGATGCAGCGCGGCGTTCCGCGCATCACGGTGCGCCCGCTGGAGATCCCGGCGCCGGCGCCGGATGACACCGGATGGGGCCGCCCCGGCGCCGGCGGGCGCCCGTCAGGGCGCCTGTTCGAGCCGGATCAGTCGCCAGCCCCCGCCATGGGCTCGGTCGCCGCTCCTGCGAGCATCGATCCGAACTTCACCAACCGCTACATGACGACGGTGCAGGAGCCGGGGCAGCCCGATCGTGAGCGCTTCGAACTCCCGGCAGCGCGCGCGGCGCGCGACGCCTACGCGACGCGCTACACCCTTGGCGGGCTCGCCGCTGGTGACAATTACCGTCCCGAGCCGACCAAGCCATGGGACCCGGACAGGCCGCGCCCGGGCCTCGCCTCGACACAACCACCGGCAGAGACGCCGCTCGAGTATGCCACGAGGCCGATCACGGCACCGCTGCGCGCGGCTGGCCAGCTTATCAAGGGAATGACCACGCCGCCGCAGGCACCGCTGCGTCCGGTCACCGGAGGTCTGGGACCGACCGAGACGTCGGCGGCCGAGGATGTTGAGTTTGCCAAGGCGCAGCAGAAGTTCGCTGGTGACACTGCGCTCAACCTGCTCGGTGCCGGTGCTCCTGCCGGGTATGTGCGCCCCGGCGTCAGCGCTGGCATGTTCGGTTCGCGCCAGTCGCCGAAGGCCGATCAGCTGGCCTTCGATCTTGCCGAGGGCATGGCGGCGAAAGGAATGTCCGATCAGCAGATCTTCGATGCCACCAAGCTGCGCCGCTTTCCCGATGGCAAGTTCTATTTCGAGGTGTCGGACCAGAATGCGCGCTTCAAAGGCATCCCCGACGACTACGACATCGACAAGGTCACGCAGCAGATCTTTCGCGAGAACAATCCCGAGCAGGGGCTCGACCTGTTCGGCAAGAAGACCGGCATCACGGCACCGCGTGAAGGCAGCGCGCGCTACCGCACCGAGATGCTGAAGGCGCGTCAGGCAGCGACCGAGCGCATCCAGAAGAAAGGACCGCTGACGTGGAGCGATCTCTACGATCACCCGGAAGCGCTCGAAGCGTTCCCCTATCTGCGCGACATGCCGGTCTACATCGACAACGAAGGCTCATGGCGCGCCGCCTACTATCCGCCAGTGACGAAGCACGAGCGCCCGTTCATGGCGATCAATCCGCAGCAGAACAAGGAGGCAAGCGGCGCTCTCGCTCCACGCGGCAAGATGCTGGAAGTGGGCTTGCATGAGCCGCAGCACGCGATCGATTTCGTCGAGGGTGGCGCGCGCGGCGCGAACGTGTCAACCAACTTTCCTCCCGGCTCGCCTGCCGAGGGGATCTACAAGAAGATCTTGGAGGAGTTCGCGCCAGACATGGCGAAGATGGGACCGGCGCAGCGCCAGATCATGGAGCAGTATGCGCGCAATCAGGCCGCGCTTGCGAACTACAATCTCAGTGCCGGGGAGAACAGGGCGAACCTCAATTATTTGCGCAGGGATCTCACTCAGGCCGAGCGTGACGCGATCGATCCGATCAAGCAGATGAAGATCCCGTCCTCGCAGCAGATCGTTGAGTTCAATGAGCCGTTTGCCGAGATGGGTGGTGTGCTCAATCCCGTGCCGCGCGACATGCGCATGCAGGCGAAGACCGCAGCCACCGGCTCCAAGTCTCCGTTCGAGAACGTCGATGTGACTTGGAACGGCAAGCAGATGCGTGAGTGGTCGCCGGAAGATTGGCGTGACGTGGGCAATTACTACGGCATCAAGAACCTTGGCCCGCTCACCGAGCCGAAGCCGTATTTCGTGAAGGACGCGCAAGGCAAACCGTATGAATTCACCTTGCCCGGCGGGATCGATGGTGAGTGGACCTACTACGACCTGCTGCACATGAAGGCCAACCCGATCGATCCTTCGCGCATCCCGCGCGATCTGCACATCGAGATGCAGAAGAAGCTCGGGCGCACCATGACCGAGAACGGCAAGGAGGCTTCGCCGCAGAAGATCTGGGATGGCCTGATGCTTGGCATTACTTCGCCGAGCAATCCGCTGTTCCCGAACCAGCTCACTGCGTCGCGCATGCGTCTGCGTGGCGACCTGCACAATTCGGAGACGATCAATGCGCTGGCCGACAGCATCCCTTGGGAAGCGGGCTCGAAGGTCACGCGCGACGGCCGACCTGTGACCAAGGAGATGATCGACGAATACAATCACAGCATCGGCCGGATGTTCGATCTGCAATCCGGCAAGGCAGATCCTCCCGGTCTGGGGACGCGCGGCAGCGCCAACTACACCTACATCGCCGAGCTGGCGCAGATGTTCAGGAAGAACCCGGACTGGTTCCGCAAGACCGCGAACGAGACATGGCCCGAGTTCACCGAGCGGCTTGCCACGCAGACAAAAGGCCTTTCCATGAAGACCGGATCGTTCAGCGGCGTGTGGCAGGACCCATACAACGCTGCGATCAGCGCGATCGACCGGCATATGGCACGCGAGTTCGAGAAACGTGGCGGCTTGTTCCCTACTCCTGCCGATGAGAAGGCGTGGCAGCAGAAGCTGATCAAGGACTGGAATAAGGAACGCGACAAGGTTGCGGCGGCAGCATCGAAGAAAACCGGACAGCAGGTCGAGGCGACCAACAAGATTGAAACCTTCGATCAGCTCAGGTCGATGAAAGGCTCGGACAGCTTCTTGGGCGAGAAGCTGCTCGATTATGTTGGCGCGCACAGCGAGCCCGGCATGCGGACCAAGACGGGCGCGCTGAACCCCGACATTCCTGCGCATCTGCGGCAACAGGGTTTCTATGAACCGCAGAACGCGCTGATCATGGGCGAGGCCTACAAGCGTGCGCTTGCGATCAACCAGAAGGCCGCCAACGAGTCTGGTTTGAACCTGTTCATGAGCCAGTGGCTCGAATGGGACCGCATCCGCAAGCGCTTCGAGCCGCATGAAAGCCAGTTCCCCGGACTGGGCAAGATGCCCGCACCGTCGAAGCAGCAGCTGGAAAGAGCGCTTGCGGCGCACGTTCAGACGGGACATTGGGACGTCAGCAAGAAGCCCGGAGCGGCGCCCGAGATGAAGCCGACGCGACCGTGGCTCGGCAATCCATCCGAATTGGGATATCTGGGTGTAGGTGGCGTGGCAGTCGGGGCTGGCGCCATGGGCGGCTTGGCTGATCCACGAGGGTATCAGCAATGAGGAGGCCAGCATGACGAAGAAGGTGAAGAAGGCGGAGCGGACCACCAAGTCGGGTGATGAAGTCTACGACGACACCGACGAGCAGGAAGAGGACTGGGCCGAGGACGACAGTCAGCAGGCCAAGGAGAACCCGCAGGCCGCAGAGCACGAGCGTGCAGCCTCCGTGCAGCAGACCGAGGCGCAGTTGACCGAGCCGCCTCCGCCCGAGATCGCCGACGTGATGCCGACGCAAGTCTACAACGCCAACCTCAATCGGCAGCTTGGCGAGCGCGGCAACGAAACCGAGGTCGATGCCGAGCAGCTCGCCGAGCAGGACCGCAAGGCCGATGCCGAGCGCACCGAGCAGCTCGCCAAGGAAGCGGAGCAGCCGGGTCCGGCAACGGAGCAGCCTGTTGCCGAGCGCGAGGCGCTCCCCTCGAACGAGGAGCTGCACGGCATGCGGCGCAGTGAACTGGATGAACTCGCCGAAGCGCGTGGTGTCGATGTCAGTGGCGCCAGCAACAAGGAAGACGTCATCGACCTGCTTCGCAAGGATGCGCGCAAGCGCAAAAGGGAGGATTGACCATGGCCGCGCCGACCACTGCGCTTGATCGCACCACCACCACGACGCCTGCCAATCCGACGCCGCCGACCAACGTTGCCGCCGCTTGGCAGGGCACGCCGCCGACGCCAGCAGGCAAGGTGCCGGTTGGCGCGATCGCGGCGGACGAGGCGAGCAAGGGCGTCTTTCTGACGCCGCTCGATGCCGCGCTCGCCGCCGGGCGCGCCGAAGGGTCCGGCACCGAGGTGCATGACACCACCAACGCGCGTGCCATCATGCACAGCACCAACGGCGCCTACACCGAGTTTCCGAACAAGCTGCATCCCTCGTCGATGTCGCCTGCGACTGCACCAGCACTTGCCTCGATCTCGCCGACGACCGACACGGTTGGTACTGGCGCGACTGCCGTGACGCTGACCGGGACCAACTTCACGCCGCAGACGCGGGTCACGGTGGACGGCGTTGTGATCAGTTCGACCTTCGTGTCGGCGACCTCGATCACCGCCAACGTGCCGAAGCGCACGCTGGCTGGAGCGCGCAACGTCGGCATCAGCCTTGCCGACATGCCGATGGGCGCAGCGCAGACGCTGACCTACTCGTAGGAGAGCACGATGGCGGCGCCGACGACCAATCTCGATCGCAGCACGACCGTCACGCTGGCCAACCCAACGCCGCCAACCAACGTTGCGGTGGACTATCAGGGAACGCCTCCGACACCGGCAGGGCTTGTTCCTGTCGGTGCCGGGGCGCCAGCTGCGACCGGCGCGTTCGCTGATCCGCTCGAAGGGACCGGCAAGGCGGAAGCTGACGGCACCGAGGTGAGCGTGACGACGCCGGACGGGCGTGTGACCACGACCAGCACGCTCGGCGACTACACTGAATTCCCGCAGCGCGACCATCCGAGCAGCTCGGGGGAAACGGGCGGAGGAGGAGAAGCGGTCGAGCTGGTCGTGAGTGGAGACTTCGCCAGCGCCACCGGGTGGACCTTGTCAACATCCGCTTCCATCGCTGATGGCGTTCTCGTGTTCGATGGCAGCGACGTTGGTCAAGGCTCCCGTGACGATCCGGTGGAGCCGATCACGGCGGGGAATTATCTGTTCGAGTTCGACATCATTGCCACGGACAGTATGGCCAACGTCGTAGTTGGTGTTGGTGGAGCTTCATTGACTGTGCCCGGGACCAGCAACACGGGACACTTTAGCGGGACGATCACGACTGCCGCTGTCAGTCAGATCCTGCTGCTGCGCGCCGTGGAAAGTGCAGCCCAGCTTGACAACTTCAGTGTGAAGCGCGCGCCATGAGCCTGCCGGTCGTCACCGTCGCTTCGGGTGGCATCGCGGTCGTCGATGTCACCGCCACGGCACCCAAGCTCGGGTTGCCAGTGATCGAGGCGACGCAAGGCCTTGCCGTCACCAAGGTGGCGGCGCTCGGCCTGCCTGTCACGTTCGAGACAAGCGGGCCAGTTGCCCCGACAACGATCTCGGCGCGGTTCTGGAGGATGACCATCAACAGCTTCACCGGGGCTGCGGAGGCGGGGATAAAGCACATTGAGTTTGCCAAGCTGGGCGAGACTGCGTCGGCACCTGTCAGTGCGACGGCATCGACATCGAACGGCAGCTTCCCGGCGGCGAACGCCATCGACGGCAATGCCAGCACCTTGTGGGTTGCTTCATCGGGAGCCGTGCCACAGACGATGACCTTGGACTATGGCGCTCCGATCGACGTCAACGTCGTGCGCCTGCTGCCGCGCAGTGATCTCAGCTACATCACGGCGTTTTCCATTTCGCATTCCAGCGATGGCACGACCTTCACGCCCGTGGCCGGGTGGTCGCCATCCGGCATCAATCGCTTGAACTACGACACCAGCACCATCGCGCAGGCGCAGGCCTTTCCCAACCCGGCGGCAACGGCTGGCGGCAAGCCGCTGTGGCGATTGAACGTGACTGCGGTGGATAGCAATTCGCAGCTGGCGCTGAATGAGATCGAGTTTCGCGGCACGGCGGGCGAATTGCTATCCACCGCAG